TCACTAGCAACATCACTCTTTTCGTGTTGAACATCTTCGTTTTTTAAAGATGTTGGAAGAGAAACTATGTCTCCTTGATTTAATTCATTCTTACTAATAGCGCTCATTACTATATATTAAATATATAGTTTATAACTTTTTAATAATTTATTTAAATAATTTATAATTTTTTTTTTTTCATAGTTATATTCTCTAATATAACTATTAACGTCATCTATTGGAATCCATTTTATTTCAGTAATTTCATATATTTGATAATCATTTTTTGGTTGATTATTATCAATAATAATACCAACAAAATATTTATGTTTATATGATTTATAATTAGAACCACTAAAAATTTCTTCGTATGGAACTATATTATTAATAATAATAATATCATTTTTTTGATAACCTGTTTCTTCTTCAAATTCTCTTAGTCCACATATAATATCTTTTTCTTGGTAATTTCGTCGCCCTTTTGGAAATCCCCATTCTGGTTCTAGATAATTTTTATCACATAAATCAATAATTGATTTTAAATCATAACTTTCTAAAATATTAGAATACCCATGTTTTAAATTTGTAAATTTAATTTTTGAAGTTTTTTCTTCATTTTTGTAAGAATTATTTGTATTATAATTCCATAAATATTGCCATATTGTATCAAAATCATTATTTAATATATAATTTCTCTCATTACAAGTCATATTATTTAATAAATTTTTTATATAATTTTTATCTTCAATTGAATACTTTCCACGCATAAAATCTACAAATGATAATGTATCTTTTCGCCTAATAATTAATAGTTCAATTGAATTTTCAAATGTATTTTTAGATGCATCATATTTCTTTACAATTCTAATAGGAATAATTCCTATACTAGTAATAGGTACTTTACATTGATGAAATAAATGTCCCAATTTTCCACAGTTATTACAAAAATATTGTTTTTTTATGTTCATATTATTAAGTTATTATAACTAGTAATGTTGTTTTTATATAATTTATTTATTTACTAAACTCATACATACGAAATTGTATTATATTAAAATAAATACGTGAAATTTTAATATAATAAAATTTTAATATGCATAACGAAAATCATATATTTAATCCTATTATATGGGGTCCACATTATTGGTTTGTATTATATACAATTGCTTTATCTTATCCATTAAATATTAATGAATGTACTAAAAAAAAATACTACGACTTTATAACAAATTTGCCTCTGTTTTTGCCAGTTTCTGATATAGGGGGTGTTTTTAGTAAATTTTTAGATGCTTATCCAGTTACACCATATTTAGATTCTAGAGAATCATTATCAAAGTGGGTGCATTTTATACACAATAAAATTAATATTTATTTAGGTAAACCTGAACTAACATATTATGATGCTTTAAATAAATATTATGAAAATTATAAATTAAAAGAAATAAAAAAAAATGACGAACGCAAAAATAAAGAAAAATATATTTTTGGCGCTCTAATAATAATTATTATTTTAGTAATAATGTATTTATATATTAAATATTAAATAATGAATAATGAATAATGAATAATGAATAATGGATGGAAAATTTAAATTTAAAAAAAAAGCAATAATAACAATAATAGCAATAATAACAATAATATAATAAGAATAGTATTACTAATTATTCTATTATTATTTTTATTATATTTATATATGAAATAATACTATGAAACTAGAAATAATTATTTTTTTAATAACTATTTTTGTATTAGCAAATACATATTTTGAAGGAAAATTAATTAATAAACTTAAACACTATGAAAAATATTATAAAATGGCATTATTTGCTTTCATTGGTTTATGTGTTTACTTGTTTATTAAGAAAAATCCAGGAAACTACAAAGAACTTGTAACTCATGCCAACAGTTATATAAAATATTTACCAATTGATAGAAACACTGCTAGTTTTATAACTCCCATTATTGATTTAACATCTAAATCAATAACAAATGAATTAAATAATAATTTTAATTTTTCTAGTTCTGTTAATAATCAACAATCACAAAATTTATTAACTTCAATAAATAATAATCAGAACTATTTATCAAAGCAACAACAAAAAATATTATCTTCGGGAAATATATCAACAAAAAGAAGCGTTAGCGAAACAAAAAAAAAATACGTAGCTGCTTCGCAAAATTGGCATTGTAAACATTGTCTAAAACAATTACCAGCATGGTTTGAAGTAGATCATGTTAAAAAATTAGAATATGGAGGTTCAAATAATATTGATAATTTAGAAGCGCTATGCAGAGATTGTCATGGAAAAAAAACAGCTTTTGAAAATTTATAATATACTTATATTGTAATATATTATTAATGGGTGTAACGGTTTCAAAAAATTTACCAGATAATCAAAATGGTTCTGACATTAAAAATACAAAATGGAATATAATTGGATGGTTATGTTTAATAACATTTATTATTTATACTTTACTATTTTTTATTCATAATAAGGTCCGAAGTAATAATAATAATTCAACTTTTATAATCAATCGTAATTTTTTAAACATGTTAAAAGACTTTGGTATGCTAATTGCAATAATAATAATTCCATTAGGTTTAATTCATTTTATATTAAATTTTGAACAAACAAATAATAATGCTTTTAATACAATACAAATTATATTAGGATTGTTAATATGTATTATTATTTTATCAATAATAGCAAAAATATTGCATATACAACCACGCGCCAATGCACAACCAACAAATCAAGAAGATTCACCTATTAAATATATATTGTCTGTAATAAAAAATATTATATTCTTTATTCCTTGTCTTATCGTTATATTAGCAGATGAAATACATAAAGATATAAATTTAACACCATCTTCAGTATATTTATTATTTTTTGTATTATTAATTTTAATAACATTGATATTTGTTTTGCCTTTATTATTTAACTATTTTGCAAAACACAATAAAAATGATGTTTTAAAAGGAGAAGGTCCGTTTTATTTGAATGAAAAGAAAACTTTAGGAAAATATCAAAATTTAGATAAAAATATTACTAATAATATTACTATTCCAAATTTTACTAGTAATTCTAGTATTGACAATACATCTTCCGAAAACAAAATGACTAACATATTTTCAGTTTTTAATACAAACTCATTAAATAATAGATTTAATGAAAATGGTTCTATTCAAACTACTTCTACAGAAAATGCCTCTACAGAAAATGCCTCTAATGAAGCTACTGTAATAAATGAATATAACAATAGTAAAGATAATATTGCTGATAACACTAAAGGGTATGATTTTAAATTATTTAAAGATGATTTAAAGACACAATATAATATAGGAGCAAAATATTATAATTCTTCAAAAATTAATAACAAATTTCCTTATAATTATACTTATAGTTTAAGTTTTTATATTTATATAAATCCACAACCAACAAATACTTCTATTGCTTATACAAAAGATACAGAATTGTTTAATTATGGATTTAAACCTGTAATATATTATAATGGAAAATCTAGAAAAATTATTATAAAATCTAGAACAATAAATAATAAAGGAAATCAACTAGATACTATATATGAAACAACTAATGTAAAACATCAAAAATGGTTATACTTTGTCATTAATTATGAAAATAATAATATAGATATTTTTATTGATGGTAAATTGGTAGGTTCAAAAAATAATGTCACACCATATTTTGTAGGAGATGATATAACTATAGGGGAAGATGATGGTATATATGGAAGTATTAAAGAAATATATTATTTTGATAAAATAAAAACTCCTGATTCTATACAGTTTTTATATAGTTTAACAAAAAACAAAAATGCAATTTAGAAAAATACAAAAATAATATAATATTTTAATATATTAATATTTTATAATGAGTAGTATAAATATAATTATTATTGTAATTCTTGTTTTAGTATTATTGTGGGGAATTAACAATATATTTTTCAAAACAAATATAATTTACGACAAAATGTGCGAAGCAAGTAAAGAAGCAAAAACTCCTTCTGAAACAGTTTCTGGCACTAATATAATAGTTGCCAAAGATATGCCAGATACAACATCCTCAAATTTTATGTTGAGTCTTTGGTTTTATATAGATAATTGGGGCAATGAGATTGGAAGAGAGAAAAACATTTTATTTGTTGCTAATAATTTAGCTTCTCAAACAGCTGCTAATTTAGATAGTCTCACCGGTATAAGTAAAAAAGTAACTCCTACTACACAAATAGCAACAACAGTAGCACGCACTAAAAATATTAATATAGCATTAGACAAATATGAAAATAATTTATTTATAGATATTGAATGTTTCCCAGATAAAGCTAGTGATAGTGGTAAAACAATATTTACTAGATATAAAATACCTAATATACCTGTTCAAAAATGGAATAATTTAACAATAAGCGTTGATACCAGAACATTGGATGTATATTTAGATGGTAAATTAAGAAACTCATTTATTATGCATGGATTATATATGAATTATTATGATCCACCTACTATTATGAAAAATATCTATTTAGGAACTTTAGGAAAAACATCTACTTCTAATATTGGATTTGAAGGTTTTATTACTCGCATTCGCTATGCTGGTAATTCTATTAATCCACAAGATGCTTATAATTTTTATAAAGAAGGAATAAACGCATCTTTAGCTAACTCATTATTTAATAAATATAGCTTAAAAGTAAGCTTTCTAGAATATGCGAATGAAAAAGCAAGTTTTCAAATTTAAATAAAATAAAATATATAATAAAATATATAATAAAATATAATATATTATTTATATTAGTAATATATAAATAATATCATGACTACCAATGAAGGAATATTTGGAAATATTAATAAATATTTTAAAACAGCAATACCGTATGAAACACAAAAAAAAGTAGGAGATTTTGGTGGATTTATATCTTCTAATACAATGATTGCTAGAGTAACTTTCTTATTAGGAGTAGTTATTATCTTTTCAATACTATTTTATATTGGAAGTAAACTTATGCAGTATTTAATTGCTCCGTCAGAAACACCATATTTAATATCTGGAATGAAAGATGCTACTGCGGCGAAAACTATTCATCAAAGCACTGGATTAAAAAAATCAATTCCTATTTTAAGAAGTAATAACCAATATGGAGGCGTTGAATTTACATACTCATTTTGGATTTATGTTAATAACATTAATTATAACGAAACAATAGAGTATAAACATGTTTTTAATAAAGGTTCTCCTCCAAATTTTAAAAGTGAATCAAGAGATATAGGTATATTTGGACCAAATAATAGTCCAGGAGTTTATCTATATAATGGAAAGAACAATTCTGTTGATAATTTAATAGATAATTATCCAGTTCTAGGAATGTTAGTAAGAATAAATGTATTTCATAATAATGAAAGTGTTAATAAACCATATTATGATGATATAAATATTGATGCAATACCTATTAAAAAATGGGTAGGTGTTATTATTAGAGTATCATCGCAAAATATTTGTGATATATATATAAATGGAACTTTAGCAAAGCGCCATAAATTATCTAATATTGTTAAACAAAATTATGATGATTTGTATATAAATTATAATGGTGGATTTTCTGGTAATTTATCCGATCTAAAATATTATAATTATGCGGTCGGAACTTTAGAAATTGATTCAGTAACTACCAAAGGACCAAATCTTAAAATCGATAATGATAGTAATATTGAAAAATCCAAACCTCATTATTTGGCTTCGCAATGGTATTTCAATGATACAGATGTGCTAACATAAATTGTTCTCATTTATATAGTTTTATATTATTATAAAACTATATACATTTTTTTTGAAAGCTATAATTTTAATATTCATAGTTATAATATATATATTATGCCCTATTTTCTTGAAGAAAAAGCTCATTTTCTTATTTTATCAAACAATATAATAAATAATGAAAATGTAGGAACAAATTTATATGTATCAGCAAATATTATTGATATGAAGAATGAGACAACTAATGATGATCTTTGGCGAAATATTTTTATAAATATAAATAGCAATAATGATTATAAGAATAGAATAATTTTGTCTGCAAACTCTAGAAGAGTAATACAAAACATCTCGACCCCTAATTGGCCTGGTTCTTTAATTACCAAAAATAATATTAAAAATAATATGAAATTTTTATTTGATTCATCTAATAATAAGAATGGTAAAATATTATTTGTTAAAAATTTAGATACTACTGACAATTTAAACAATCATTTATATAATAACTTAGATAAAACAAATTTTGAGAATAATCAACCCATTAGCATAAGAAATATATATCGCACTATTGACAGAACCATTTTAATGAGTACTTTTGCTAGTGGTATTCCTGATAATTGGTTAGTTAAACGTTATATATATCATTTAAATTATTATTTTGGTGCATCTGATATTTATAAAATAAATATTCGAGATTATTTATATAAATATGCAAGTGAATTAAGTAATAATATGGTATTAAATGGTTCTAGCACGTTTTCACGCGACATATGCTATAATAGCATAGGTTATACTATTAATAATATAAATAATGATTTTTCTTTTTTAAATACTACAATAGATAGTTCCAATATTATAAACTATAACTCAAATAATTATACTACTTTACTTATTGATAATAGTTATATTAATCTTACTAACGGTAATGGTTTTATAAGTGATAATTGTTTAAATATATTACAAAAAGATATTAATTATTCTATATATCGTAATATATCGTGCTATAATAAACTAACATTAGATTATAAACATGTTAATTATTACGATATTAGTATAAACAATGATTTTACTCTAAATCCTACAACATCAGTTAGAAAACCTCTTAATTATTTAAATTTATCTAATAACATTATTAAAACTTTTCTAATAAGAACCAATAATTTAAGTATATTTGCAAATATTAAAAGTAATAGCAAAATTATTTTTAATTTAAAATATATACGTCTAAATAATATAAAAGTATTAGAAAAAAATAGCAACTTATATTACAAAGATATAAGTTTTAATAATACCACTCAAAAATTAATAGATGCTTCAAATATTATGTTTATATCACTTGATAAACAATTAACAGGAATTACACAACATGATATATATAATCATGTTCATTTTTCTTATAATGCTAGTAACAAATTAGTTTTAAAAATAAAAAAGAATATAAATACAGAAAATATAAATAATAATTCAAAATTCACATCTCTTATACCTAGTCTAAATAATTATTATTTGCTTGATGTTTCATTTAATTATACTTATAATAGTCATAATATTAATAATACAATAAAATATAATAATGTATTATATAATAGTGTTCAAGTTAATATAGGTAAAGTTTTTAATTTAAATTTTAAAAGTTATTTTGATTTTTCAACAAATAACTATTATACAAATTTTTTTAATGACTTAGCAATTATAAATCATAATTTTAGATATTCAACAGGTTATGACAATGACAAGATAAATATAAAGTTTAAAAATATTTTATCATCCGAAAATATAAAATTTAAAAACAGACAAGAACTATTGACAAATTATTTTCCAATAAATTTAGACAATGGTTATGACTTTAGATATAATTATAGTAAATCTTTTTCTGTATCTAACAATTTAGATATAGTATTACTACTAGATTCTTTAAATTTTAAAAATAATTATTTTTTAGATTATTATGGATATGGTTATGGCTTGTTAAATTTTTATAGTTTAACAATTAATAGTATTATTACAGTCGGCAAAGGAAGTGATTTTACTAATGTAGATTGTGTTTATATTTATCATGACCCTATTAATGATACTGATGAAAAGTATAGATATCCTAATAATAATATTGAAATAAGAGATGTTCCTGAAATTGATACATTATCAAGTGTAATTGAGCAATATCGCGGAAGTGGAGGACGCACATCGACTACAAATGCTGCTTTTGTTCCTGCACAAAATGGTAGTAATTTATCAAGAAAAATGATACAAGGTATTATTGGATTGAATAATATTCCAAAATTATTATCTATTGAACCTTATGATTCTGCTAGTATAACTGGTAGGGGATTTATTAATCAATTTCAAATAGAAGACACTTGTATTACTTCTGTTTGCGATAAAATTGCGGTTAAACAAAATGCGATAAAACATGATTCAGTTAAAAATAATAGAATTTATTCATCAAACTCACTAAAAAAACAAAATTTTGCTAATATAGTCAAATCTAATGTTAGAAATAAATTATCACAAGAGTGTATTACAAAAATACAATCTGCAAATTCGCCAATAATTAATATACCATGTACTGATGGTGCTAATGTTAAAAAATATACCCCTTTTGTATTATTTACTAAAGGTAGGGGTAATTATTTAGGACCATAGTAGTTATATTTATAATAAGTATAACTTATGATAATATTGGTCTTTGATTATTTTCATACACCATAGGATAAGGCATTATAATATTTTGTTCTCTATCAAAAAAATCTCTAAGTTCTAAATTTATAATATTTGGAATAACAGGTTCGCAAGGAGTTTCTAAATTACTTGAACCTATACCTCTTAATTGCGATTCTATGTCTATAGAATTATTTGACAATGCTTCCCTGGATATATGACTTGGCATATATCCTAATGAAGGAATACATTCGCTAATTGGTCTACCAGATGATGAGTGTAAATATAGATTTTCGCGAAGTAATTTTTCAGTGTTAGATTTTTCTAAATTATAATTCAATTGAGTATTTTTATTTCTTGTTGAAGTCATAATATTATATAATCTAAATTATTATTTTAAATTTTAATTATTTGAAATAATAATTCATAATAAATGTATCTACAAAATTTTAGAAATATGGGAAATATAAGAAAAAATTATGATCCTTTGTTGTTACATAAAATGATTATAATATAAATATTATATAAATATATTTATCAGCATTATTAAAAAGTTTAAAATGTGCAAATTTTGATAAAATAAATTTCGTAATTTTTTTGAAAAATGGACATTTATAAATGTCCTATTTTATATATATTCACCCTTTTATAAAATTTAAAATATAATGTTAGTAAAAAACACTTTTGGACCTTTAAGGTTTGGAAACAACAATTTTACATATAAAAACACACATCATACTTTTTAGGAAAAAAATATATTTACAAAGAAAAATATTTAGGGGTTTTTTTATATATCCTATAATGGTATATAATGGATACACAAATTTTACCCCAAAAACCCCAAAATTTCATTTGTGTATATTGTGATTTCATATCGTGCAATAAAAAAGATTATGTTAGACATTTATCAACCCAAAAACATAAAACAAGAGAAAATGATACAAATAAGATACAAAAAAACCCCCAAAAACCCCAAACGAAGTATGAGTGTGTAAATTGTAATAAAATATATAAATATAGTTCCGGATTATACAGGCATAAAAAAAAATGTTTGGACCATGAAAATAAGGATAATTTGAATTATCAATTATCATTATCAAAAGAATTAATATTGGAAGTAGTGAAGCAACAGCAAAATCAAATAAAAGAATTAACTAATACAATAAAAGAATTAATTCCAAAAGTAGGAAATAATATTACAACAACTAATCAAAAATTTAATATTCAAGTTTTTTTAAATGAAAAATGTAAGGATGCAATAAATATGAGTGATTTTATTAAATCAATAGAGGTGAGTTTACAGCAATTAGATTATACAAAACATAATGGTCTAGTAAATGGATTAAGTAATGTAATTATAGAAAATATGAATAAATTAGGGTTATATCAACGTCCGATTCATTGCACTGATATAAAACGAGAATCATTATATATTAAAGATGATGACAATTGGGAAAAAGATACAAATAAAGAAAAAATAAAAAGAGTTATAAAAAATGTATCCACTAAACAATTTTATGCACTAAGTAAATGGACAAAAGAAAATCCAGATTTTCAAAATAATGAAAATAAGCAGAATTATTATACACATGCATTAGTAGCAATAGCAAATAATAAACAACATAATGATGATAAAATAATAAAAAAACTATGCACAAATAGTTATATTAAAGAATAAAATGTTATAACATTTTATATATTCGAATGTGTAAAAGCGGCGAAATTATATATCAAGGGTAATGGTATATAAAAACCCATTATTTTATTAGTGAAATATTTATTATGACAATATATAATAAATATTTCACTAATAAAATAATATCAACTGCTACAAATAAAAAGATATAAGTAAGAGATACAAAAAACCCATAAATAATTTATTCTAGTACAAGATTTTTTAATTCGGTAAAATATTTTTTATTTATGTCTGGTTCTTTTTTAACTGTTTTATCAATCAAATACTTACATAAACATTTATGAAAAATATCAAAATATTCATAACTAAATAACAGTTGAAATAATGCCGACATATTATTTTCTATAAAAATAGCAATAGTTGTATTTTTATATTTTTCTTTTAATGCTAATAAGATACTATCAATTTCATAATAATTTTGCAAAAAATAATAAATCTTTTCAATATGATTAGATACAATTGTTTCATCGTATTTATTAATTTTTAGTGCTTGTAGTATTTGTATTTGATAACATAAATTATTATAATATTCTTCATCCATATTTTTATAAGTACATAAAAATTCTCGATTGTAGCTAATATTTTCTATATTATTGTAATACTCACTTAAAGAATTATTATTTAATGACATTAAATATATAAAATAATAACTATATATTTAATTCAATTATAAGTATATATATTTAATTCTTACTGTTTATTATCTTGATTGCGTGCAAACTCTCTGGCGCTCATACCTCCCCGTTGCCAACCTTTCATAGCATCATCTTCAATGCTATAGGCACTATTTGAAACAGATTCTTTAATAGAATCAATTAATGGATAATTTTTATATTCTGAAAAAGATTGTTCCATAGTATTATTAACTGTTTTTTTATTTAACTCAAATTGCCCTGTTTTTAATTGAAATTCCATATCACAATCTCCTAAACCTTTTCCTAAATATGGAACTGTTAAAAATGGTCTTGTTACTAATGTTAATTTGCACGCTGGACGCGAAATATGAGTATATTTTAATTCATTATTTGTTTCAATTTCGCAACCTTTAATACCTCCTTCATGAGAACCTTTATAAAAAACATATGGTTGCATTAATGCAAATTCTTGGGCTTTACTTATGGGACAAGTAGGATAATAATTTTCTAAATTATAGTTGGCATTATTTACATTTTGAATATTGCGTTGATCAATTGCCGGAGAATCATTGCCTATCCGAGACATTGAATCAAAAACATATGGATAAGCAATAGTCGAAGTCATTTATAATAATTTAATATATTATTTTTTTGCTATATTAATTATATTAATAAATATAGTAAAAAGTTTATAAAATTATGTCTCTAAATATGTGTTTTAAAACACATATCTACATCTCCGTCTTTGCAAGATGCCATGTTTCCATAACAAAATCTTGCAAATTCTGATTGATTATTAGGAACTCGTGTATTTGCTGTTGTATAAAATTGTCTCATTGATTGTTCAAAAACAAAATTATCTCCATCATCATCAAATAAATTTTTTTTTATATTTTCATTATTTTCAAAATTACTAACTATAAATTTTTTTGTTTCTTCATTAATATTATTCTTAACAGCATTATTATATGATGGAGCAGCAGGAAGTTTATTTGGATTATCTTGTATTTCAGGTAATAATACGTTCATAATTGGATTTGATGAAGTTGGATTTGAGAAATTATGTTTAACTTTTTCATACATTTCTTCATTGCTAAATGTTTCTTTAAAGTTATTTGAATTATTATTTTTATTTAAAATATAATATGTAAAAATTAAAATTATTATAGCAATTATTCCTGTAATTAAAATTTTTATATCACTCAAAAATAAGAATCCTATTAGTGTTAATAATATTACTAATCTTGTTATAGCATTTATTTTTTCTTCTCGTGACATATTTTCAACAGGCCAAAGTTCTGTAATAGCATTTTTATCAAATAAGATAATTGGATTATTTAACCAAAAGGTTTTAGACACCTCATTTCTTGTTTCATTATTTTCATTACTTTCATTACTTTCATTATTTTCATTATTAATATTTGTAGTATTTAATTTAATATTATTAGTAATAATATTAGAATCATTTGAATTTGTAGTTGTATCTTTTATTTGATCTATATTTTTTCCTATATAAGGTTCATTGCTAGTCATAATTTATTATATTATAATAACTTTATAATATATTTTAATAAATATTTTGTATATTTACTAAATTGTTTTATACACATTATAAATTCGACTCTTTAAGTTAAATAGTTATAAAAAAATACTATAATCTATGTTTTTCTTACTAATGAATTGAATTTTACTATATTAAATATTTATTTTTTCTTATTTGCTTTTCGTTTATTATTAGATTTTCGTTTAGAATTTTCTTCGCTAGATACAGATGGTGCATTCGCATCTCTATGTTCTTGCTTTTTAATTATATCATCAATAAAACTTGTATTGTTTTTCATTTCTTCCATTAAAGACGAGAGATTAGATGTCAAATCATTTAAATTTATATTATCCGAAGAAACAGGAGTCTTAGTTTTAGTAGAATCATAATTCTCTTTATAACTTACATTGGTTTTGTTTGTCTCGCTTTTAGTTTCTGCTTTTTTTTTCATACGCTCTTTCATTTTAGACATTTTAACATTTTGTTCCATCATATTTTGAAAAGCAGTTGGATTAATTTTACCTCCTTTGGGCATAAATTGATCTAAATTCATAGATTTAATAATATCATTAAAATTTCCCATTCCAGGCATATTTTTCATATTTTTGAAAATATTTGTTGCTTCTTCTAAGAGTTCACTTTCTTGCAATGAACCATCTTTCATTTTGCTATTTATTTTATTGCTTATTTTACTAATAAGACCTAGTAATTTTGTAGGATTTTTCATGAATCCTTTTAAGACATCGTTTACATCGGTTATGTTTTCTGTATCTAATTCCATATCTTTTGTTGTTTCTTCTGCAATTTCTTTTGCAAGTGATCCTATTTTGCCATTGATTAATTTATTAATATGTGAAAAGAGTTCTTCTGTATCTGGAATAGTATAGTCAGTATTATTTGATGACTCTTTATTTTCACTTGAACTATTTCCAGACAAGTCATTTAACATATCAGTAAACATATTAAACGGATTGCTAGATATATCGAACATTTTGGCAAATTCAGGCATATTTGT